CCAGCCGATGGTACGTCGATAGAGCCGCTGGTGATAAGAGGAGACTTAAGAGTTTTATTCTCTAGTGTCTCAGAGCCGAGGAGAGTAGACAGCGTTCCGCTTAAAGGAAGCGTGACACTAGTAGCGCCAGCAGTAGTAAAGACAATATTGTCAGAGCCGAAAGTAAGAGTTCCAGTGTTGCTTGCTCCAGTACCACCTCTGGTCGGCGATAGCTGAGCTTCGCTTGAGAGGGATCCTGTACCGTTGTTAATAATAACGTGGTTGAAGTCTCCCGCTGCGATCTTTGAGCGAGCAATGAAGCTTCCTGCGTCGCTGGCTCCGCCAAACTCCGAGAAGACCGTCCAGCCTTGTCCGACTTTATAGACAATTCCGATGCCGCCGTGATCGACGTTAAGGACGTAAGTAGCAGCGCCATTGATAGGCTCAGCGCCGTCGCCGTCGATTGTAATATTATTGGTAGACGCATCGCCCTTGCCGTCAACTATATAGAAAATTTGTTTATCGACACCAGGAGGCAGCGTCACCGCTACGGCACCAGCGACAGATAGGTTAGATATAACTACACAGTCGGTAGCAGAACTAACACTAGCCGGGCTAGTGGTTGCTACTCTGGCTGCTATTTTTTGAAAGTTAATGGTCTGAGCGTTGTCAGCCAAGGCTTCTAAAAAGCCGGTAAGTGGCTGCCAGTTAAATTCCCCAGTCGTAGGGATCGAATAAGAATTACCGTTCCATGATCTGCTACTAGGCATTTAAAAGCTCCGATAATACAAGAGAGGGAGGTTTTACCCTCCCTCTCGCAGTGTCGTTTAGGTGGTCGATTCGTCGTTGATGCCTGTGACCAGGATGTTCTTAGCTGGTGCGTGACAGAAGATGTACTGATCGGAGTAGGTACGGAAGCTGTAAGCCGACATGTTTGGTTCTGGGAAGATAATGTCTTTATCTACGCCAGGAACCGAGAAGGCAACTTCAGCCGAGCCAGAGCGTGACCAGCATTCGCTAGAAAGCATGAAGGAATGGCCTTCTTTAACTTTTCTGTGCGTTCTGATCGTAGCTTTACCCGCTTGGTGGAAAAACTCGATATGCTCAAAGCCGTTCTCTGCCGATTGGCCGTAGCTTGAATCGTAGCGGCGAGCGCCCGACTCAGTGGTGACCAAGGTAGAGAATGTACGTGGGTTCACTAGAACTTCTACGTCGCCCTCTAGTGCGCCGCGGTTGACTGCTTGAGCAATCGCCGTTTGTACGGTTTGCAGTTTGAATTGCACGCCGTTTCCGCCAACACCAGTTCCACCAAGGGCCAGGACGTTACCTTTCCACAGCGAGTATTGGTTTGTTGGGATACCAAACAAGGTGTTGGTAGAAGTTAAAATCTTGTGTACGCCAAGCATTTCTTTTGCCGCGTCCATGCCCTTATAGGCAATGCGCAAAGATCCTGCACCCGTTGCAGCCGATGGAGCTACTGGGGTGAAGTCTACTTTCAGAACACCCATGTCTGGGTCTACCGCTACCAGGCTACCTTCAGCGACGACGACGCCAGACGAGTTTACCTGCGTCATTTTGACGCCTTCTTTACCAACCCAAAGGCCGGCAGCGAATTGGCCTGGAGCAACCAAAAGAAGTTTGTCAGCTGCGTTCACGCCGTTGGTAAAAGCTACCGAGCCAAACTGTGTTTCTGGCAGCGTTCCTGTACCAAGGATGAAAGCTTGGCCACGGTAGGTCGCCGTTGCATACGACACGTAGCCTAGAAGGTCTGGGCTTTGACCGTAAAGGCGGAAGGCTTCAAGGAAGTCTTGGTGGGAACGTAAGTTGTTACGAACAACGTACTTGGTTGCGTCGTAGAAGCTCTTTGCTCCGCCGCCAGCTGAGCGGGAAATAACCGACCAAGGAATTAAGGAACCAAGTACCGACACGTAAGGCGTGACGAGAGCTTGCTTCACAGTTCCAGCGATTGGGCTTTCAAGCTCGAACACGTCAAGGCCAGAACCACCAAGGGTAATGCCTGTCTCATGTGTCAAGGTGACCGCTTCCACGTAAGCTTCACCGACTTTTTGGCTTTGGCTAAACGGAATCAGTTTAGCTAGCATTTGATCTTCAGGGAGAAGGTCTTGAAGGTTACCGTAGACTTTTTTGAACAGGTTTAAAACGTCGCCATTCGATGCTGCTGACATAGTATTACCTCTATAAATTCATTTTAGTTTAATTACTTTGCAACCCAGTAAAGCGTCACTAGGATTTGGCCATCGGTAGCAGCGTCAATGCCGGTCAAGTCTTTGAACTTAACAGCAATGTTGCCAGCCGAACCCACAGCGCACTCGTTCTTTGCGGTAGAAGCGGTAAGAGCCGATGCCGCTGCGCTTGATACTGCTACTACGGTCGCGCCGTCAGCCGTCCAATACTCAGCCTTAGCGCCAACTAGTTTTGCACATTGGCCGTTCATTTTGACGAGAAGAGCCAGTTCGTTTGCGCCTAGTGCTGTTGCGTCCAAGGCAGCTGCCAAGAACTCACTTGATGTACCTAAGTAGCTGTCGATAGCTGCTTGGGAAAGAGCGTCAAATGCTACTAGGCAGTCAGCTCCGACTGGAACCAAGCTAACGGTTTTTGCCGCTGTGATTTGAAGGCGAAACTCTAGCGGACGAGGCTGGGTTTTAAGGTGTTTTTCATTCGTGTACACCAAAGATGTCTGCGACATATTAAGCTCCTAAATTCTTTTCAATTCTTTGTTTAAAAAACTCGTCTGTAGACATTCTGACCTTTTCGCCTTTGCGAGGCTGTCTCTCTGTCTTTTGATTAGTAGGCCGGGACCGCATTGGATCTTGCGAGCGAACTAGATCAACTTCAGACTTTCTCAGTGCATCCAAAAGCTCTTTGGGTAGCACCTTTCTCGCATCGTCTACTGTCAGATTACCTAGATACTCCGTAACATCATTTTCCAGGGTTTTTACTGCCCTTTGGTAAGCACTCTTGGCGACGGTTCTTGGGTCTGCATCCTCGCGGGACTGAAGACTTGCAAGCATCTGTTCGGCAATTCGCGCTACTAAAAATGGTGTCGGTTTTTTTCCTGCGTTCTTTAGTACGTCGGAAATCTCTTGATCTATTTCGGAAAGGGCTTGAGCTTTGTACTGCGAAGTTTCGGCCTCCCTCTTGGAAGCTTCGATATCGTGTAGCTGCTTTTGCGCAGCCTCAAGCTCTCGCCTGTACTGTAACGCCTCTTTTTTGTCGGGAGGTAGTTGTTCATATTCAAGATAATCAATTAAATAATTTTCTGCAAACTGTCTAAACTTGTCATGTCCAAGCTTTTCGATTAGTGGCTCGATCTTGCCCGACTGAATCGCCTTTTCCATCTGCTCGTAAGCCGAGTATTTTTTGGCCAGACTTGCCGCTTGCTGAAACTTTTCGTCGGCGGCAACACCCTTCTGTGCGTCCCTGATAAGTTCGTCGATACTCTTTTCGACTTCCTTGCCGTTGACCTTTAGCTTGTAGCGTTGCTGCGCCTGGCTTTCGGAAACGGTTTCACCTTGGGCTTCCTGGCCCTCCAATGCTGAAGGGGACGGAGCCGCATTCGCCTGTTCCATGTACTCGCCTCTCTGGTAGAGCTATGTTATTGTTTTTTATGATCAATCATAAAATATCAAAAGATCAACATCTATTTTAGATGTGCCTGGTGAGCTATCGAAGGTACACCTGACGTTCAGCCGATTTTGGTTGTCAACGTACCACAGGAAACCTGATAAGCCATTGGTTAAACTATAGATTCTAGTCACCAAGACTTTATTGGGTAGCTTCCCGCCGGTGGACACCTGTTGATGTTTGTCGCTCTCTAGTGTCACGCGCTGAGTCAGGCACCGGACGTTATCTTCAAAGGTAAGGCCGTTGCGAAGCGCGCGAAGGACTTGCTCAGACATTTGCGCCGTGAAGTCGATGAAGTCAGATAGCTCTTGGCCGGCGTTAGTAGCAAGAGCGCGGGAGGTTTCAAACACCCGCGATAGAGTAATCTTCACTAAAATCTCCCAAAGGTCTTTTTTTGGTATCTGCCTGACAGGGGACTAATTGATTTTGAAACTGATACCATACCTGAATCGCCGCGTGACCAAGATACTTGATTGCTCATTTGTCTTTGGAGTTCTGGATCGTGATAGGGATTACTTTTATCCTGCGTGCGTAGGCCGTACATAATCGCCGCAATGGCGTCGCAGTGACCAAGCGCCGAAGTGCGCTCAAAGTCTGTGCGCATCTTATTGAACGTGCCAGATTCAAGAGACTGAATCAGAAACTTGCAGCGAGGATGAATTTTCACCTTTCGCTGCGCAAAGCGCACGTTGACGTAGTTAATCGCCGATTGCCAATCGTCCTTTTTAACTGGCTGCATAATGTAATTATGGGTCATGGTTAGATCGACGCTAACCTGACCAGGAACGTCAGCATAGCGACCACTAACAGTGAGGCCATGAATACGCTCCAACTCCAACAGCTCTTTGTATATATGCTCTGTAGGGGTATTAGCAGGGAACATCCTCTCGTCAATAACTAGGTCAAGCTCCGACGTATAATCATAGCCCATAAGTAGGGCCACGGTTAAGTCCCTGACCCCTCCCCAGTCAGTGACTACCTGCCATTTTGCGTCGTAGGGTATATCGAAAGCTGCTACGTCAAGATTACGCTCAAATGCGGGGACAACGACGATAGACGTATCTCTGACAATCTCGCACAGATACTCGCGTCTAAACTCAATTGTGTCTTTGCCGCCGCATCTGCGTACGCAAGCATTGTACTGATCTGCGCTTAGCTGATCATTCTCGTCAATCGTATGCTTAAAGAAAGCGCCGTAGAGCTTCGCTTCGGGGATCGTATCGGTAATGAAGGGATGATCGGGCACCCGTGGCGGCGTAGTCATGAAGATCATCATTGGAGCTGGCGAATGCGTTAGCATAGGGCCAAGGTCGGAGCGTAGCGCCTCGAGGTAATCATCGGGATTCGCGTCCATCACTTCTTCGATGTAGATTTTTAGAGCTCGCTTTCCCCGCTGCCTAGTCGCTGTACGCACATCGAAGCCGCCGACAATGATTTCACTATCGCCAACGTACCAGCGTGATTCTGACTTAGAGCGGCGTATCAGATCAGGCGGAGCATCTGCCTGTATGAGCCGCATCGACTGATTGACGATATCGACGGTCTGCTTAATCGTTGGGCCTACGATTGGGATCGTGAAGCCAGGGTATTGCAGCGCGTCTTCCACTGCCATGAGCGTACCGAGGTAGCTTTTGCCGTATTGACGAGCGCACAGAACGACGGCGGTTTGAATGTGCTTAGGTAGGTTCCTGATAGTGTCGTGAATCGGCACTTGCTGGGGCCATAGCTTCCAAGA